TCAGAGCCTCTAGCCTCAAAAGAAGCCATAAACTCTGTACGGAAGGCATAAGAAGACATTGATTTCTTAGCACTGTCAATCTCAAGCGGGTCTAGCATAGGGTTGTTGTAGCTTGTGAAGTGCCATGCTTTATAAGTAGGGTCTTCTGACAGCTCTGCATACTTATACAGATCATAGAAGTGATTCCTACCCATCGGTGTACCAATGAATAACGCATTACCCTTTTGATCTGTTAGAGCAGGGCGTAATATCATGTTCCATACATCAGGTTTGATGTCAGCGTATTCATCAAGTACAAGGAACTTTAATGACACTCCTCGCATTGTCTCTGGTCTGTCACCACCTTTTAAGCTGATGGTGGCTCCGTTAATCAACTTAATCTGTAAGTTGTTAACATGACTACCAACAATCACTGGCGCACCTAGCTCCAGCAACGTATTCCACATAATGTCTCTAGCTTGTCCTTGTGTAGGGGCTACGTAGAATACATGACCTTTGTCAGCTTGTAGGGCATTAACAATCAACAACCAAGCAGCCAGCATAGACTTACCAGTACGCCGACCAGCAGCAACGACTTTAAAACGTGCTGGATCATTCCACACCTCCTGTTGCCAGGGAAGCAGTGATATCTTTAAATCCATTAGGTAAAGCTCACAGCGGCTGGGTTGTGTCGTTCTAACTCAAAGCTAATGATTGATGTAAATGTACTACCAGCGTCTGGAGTAACAACAATACTGTCACCCTCTCGCATAGCCATCCACTTACCATCACCACCAAACTGTATAGCTTCGCCGTGTCCTACAGACTTAGCACTCTGAAAAACTATGGTGGTTCCGTTAACCCATGAAGCACTGACAGAAGCACTGCCTGATGTTGCTGCATTAGCTATAAACAAATAACTAACAATAGCTCTGTATCCCGTAGGTACAGTGAACAATGTGTTAGCTACGTTAGCTGTGAGGTTCTTACCAACAGAGTATTTAGTAACTTGTGTATTCATTAGTATAACCACATAACAGGAGTGTCATCACGAATGTCAACATGTACAAAGCTCTTAGCTACACCAATACCTGTGAAGCCTAACCTCGTAGCTTCACTGATTAGCTTCATACGCTCACTACCATTCCTAACCCTGATGTCAGCAGCTATGCCTTTGGTGTGTGTTCCTGGTGTCTTCTTAGCAGCTTCTATGGGGTGTTTAGCAGAGCGATAACCACTGACAATAACTAATGGAAAACCACAAGCATCTCTCAGAGCATCCAACCTACTAACAAACCTTTCATTGATGAAGTTCTCACCACTGTGTTTGCATGTAAACTCTTCTTTCTTGAAATGCTTACTGTTCATCATCTACACTCTCGTAGTCAGCTTCTATTGTGTTTGTGCTGATGTCTGGTGTACCAACACCACTGATAGTTATGTTGACACTAGGACGACTGCTACCACCACCTTTCTCAAACAAGCTAACAGGTAACATCCTATCCATCAGGAGTTTCCATGCTGCTGATTGATTCTTGTGTTCATCGTCTAAAGCAGCATTAAGTATACTGTCTAATACCTTCCTAGACTTGGGAGATGCTATTAACCTAGCCTTCATATCATTCATGATGGCTGCATCACCCTTTGGTCTACCAACCTTATTCTTCTTCTGAACAGCGGCTAACATAGACTTTGTAGGACGACCTACCCTCTTATTCTTTAACACATCCCCTTCAGGGGTAACAGAAGAATTAACTATCTCTTCATGTGTAACATCATTAGACATAATATACTCTCTATATAGTCTTTATAGGAAGAAGCTAAGTTGTCTCTATAACGCTTATATCTCTTAAGTAGACAGTGTTAATAATTAACAACCGTAGTACTAAGAGGTTAAACAATTATTAACTTAGTACAGAGTCTGTTTAAAGTGCTTGTCTTACTCTTTAATAACTATATAGTAATATAGCATATTTTTAGTAAAAAGTCCAGTGTTTTTATAGTTATTTTATCACCGTGTGATTGTAGTCACATATGATGCTTATTTCTATTAAAGAAACATTAACATTGCTTACTTAGTTTTACCAGCACAGCACAGATCAAGCACAGCCTGTGTAGTGTCCCTTACACACAAGCTCAGTGCGGGTTTGTGTCAGTACACAGTCTCCGCAGCCCGCCATAGTTTCTTCATAGTTATCATAGCCTTATGTAGCTAGTCATCCTTATTCTTTTTTAATATAACAAAGTCTAATTTACCTTATTTTGTGTCTAAGTAGCTACCACATCATCATCACCACCGCAGCCCCCTCCCCCGCCTATGTTATGTTATAGCATATCATAGACTTAGCAGCTGCTGCCCTGGATATGTTATAGCATAGCATTTCATAATCCGTCAGTGCATTTCATAATCCGTCAGTGCTCTAAGTAGTACGATGTCGTACCAGTTTCAGAATTCGTCAGTGCATTTCATAATCCGTCAGTAATTATACAGTTGGATAATAACAGTGACGTTATGTAGTCGACTATATATCGAAGTGAGGGAGATTATGTAGCACCTATATAAATGACATAGTCCCTACATAGTCCCTACATAGTCCCTACATAGTCCCTACATAGTCCCTACATAGTCCCTACATAGTCCCATCTGGTAGTCATACACTGTCTCTATCAATCCTGGATAATCGATAGATTTAATCAATGCAATACTTTGTTGACTATATAACCATGAAGAGGCATTATAACTACATCAATAACGTACCTGGAGTTAAACAAGATGATTCAACAATTGATACAGCAACTACCTAAATACGAGCAACGTCATGCAGCTAATGCGGTAATACATGCTCGCAACGGTAACATGCTAGGCATTGATGCAGCTATCCGCTGTGCAAGGACAGAGAAAGTAAAACAGATATACTTGCAGATAATCAAAGCACTCTAACAATCATGGGCAAGGATGCCCATCAATTGAGAATATAAACATGTATCAAGTCATATACAGGTTCAAGGATAGCAAAGGCAAGACTCGCAAGACTGCGTTAGTCACCTATCATGCTGATCACTATATAGCAGAGATCACAGGCACAGCGTCAGAGTATCAGATATTTGCCGCCATTGATGGTGGTGCGGATAGCGTAGGTAAACTAACAATTACATCAGAATACGTGGAGGATTAATCATGTACACAAAAACATTCTACGCCAACGACATAGACGGATGTGTTAAATGTTATCCAGAGCACGGCAGTAACTGGATTGTCAGCAGTGATGCAGACTTTGTGCTAAATGAATTGGCACACGTTGGAAGTGATAGTTTACATTTTAAAGTAACACAGGAAGTTTATGACGCTGTGTTAGATACCTACAATATTTATAACTAAGGACATAATCATGATCACGATTCAACAAATACAAGATACAAGTTTAATCAATGCCGACTCTAAAGTTTGGGCATTAGAAAACCTAGACTATATCAATTCAAGTAATCCGTTACTTGGTAGCAGTATCAAAGTCGAAAAAGGAGAATCAGAGGGATACTATACCGCTATCCTATACATGCAACCCGCTGACAAGGTTGCGACACGTACACTATGTGCTGCTGCTGAATTGTTTGGATGCAAAGACGAGTGTTTGATTGGTAGTGGAATGCTGGGAATGTCAACTGGACAATCTGCTGCGACACGCAAGACAATCATCTATCTACTAGACTCTGATAGATTCTATACGATGTTACGTAAAGAGATTCAGGCAAAATACCGCAAACACGGGGACAAGCTTGCTATACGTTTGAATGGCACAACAGACGAGGATTTTACAGGCTTTATTGCCAGTATGCCGCATGTCCGATTCTACGATTATGCCAAGGTATACGCTCGCGTTGTTAAGAATAAGCTTGCGAATTATGACATTACATTCAGCGGATCAGCTTACAGTGAGAAAACGCTATATATGACGGCTCGCGCTATCAAGGCTGGACATAGAGTAGCTATAGCCTTTAACACGGGTGAAACCAAGGGCGAATTCACTATGCCGACAGACTTAGCAGACTTTGATACTACTGACCTACGGTTTACTGATGCCAAGGTTTTAGGAGGTTTAAAGTATAAAGGCGGTAGCAGACAATCACGGCTGGACAATATGGACAAGCCCAACTTTTTCTTTTCTCTCAAGACATACACCAATCTGCAAAACTTGATAGCAAAAGGTTAAACAATGGAACACATGAATGAATACAAGCTTGAAAACCGTAGTTTATATAGGCTATACCGCGACAATTTAGGCCAACTAACATGGATACACGTTATGCTGTGTCCAACCTGGATTGGCACACTTGATACCGCTATCGATTACTATTGGAGTTAACTCATATGATCACTGTACTATCTCTCTTTATCTTGTTTGGCGGAATACCAGCAATCATTGCTTACACTTTAACTATTATCTGTGAAATATTGGAGTAAACGATTATGCAAACCAGACCGCTATCGAATATCGCACATGACATTAAACGAGATTGGAAGAATGTTAACTATGCCGCTGTGCCATATTTAGCAGCAATGTTAGAGATGGATAAGATCACAGACAATTACTATTACGACGATGGAAAATCTATTGTGCGGTATTTTCTAGGTAATGCTGGACAGTGGCGGGGTGCTGTAGCACAAACAATTAAAGCAGAATTACGGGGTATGTTATGAACATGCATTATCTTAAGGCCATCGACTTAGTATGCGATTTAAACTTTGATCCTGAAGAAACCTGGAAGTATTGTGCCGAGATTGACGCGACAAGTAAGCTTGCACGTATAGCGGTATATGACGAAAACGATATAAAACTTGGTTACTTGGGTGAATTCGATATCATTAAAACAGAGGCGGTAACAGTATGAATAAATTACTTAAAGAGGTTATAGCTTGCATATTGTGCGGTATCATAGCTTTTTCAATATCAATACTTGCCATTCTAGCAATGGCACAAGGGTGACATTATGAATACGATAGAAGATGTTTATCAACAATTGTTACAAAAACCTGGAAAGGTGGTAATGCACTGCCATGACAAAACAGAGGCGCGACTATTACGTGCAAGACTTGCCAAGCGTACAAGTAAAAGTGATATGATTGTTTTTAGTCGATACAACAAACCAACGCTGGAATTTTGGAGAGTAGAATAATGAGACATATACACGCTGGAAGCATGGCACTTTATGCAGCGGATGCGTTTGCCACAGATAAACCGTGGATGAGGTGGGAGTTTAACGGAGGTCAGGGCGGTGCGTGGGTCTCGCTGAAGGGTAGCCCACATTGGCATGTTGAACACCAGTACCGGCGCAAGCCGAAACAGCACACCATCGTGCTGACTACTAAGCAGCTGGAAGAGGTCATTGCGTGGTGTAGCCTTGTGGACTGTGACGGTGATGATTTTTACTCTGCTAAACAAATATTAATCACCGCACTGAACGGAGAACAAGCATGAGTGACCTCTACCCTAGAAAGCTGACAGAGCCACAGAGAACACTGGATCAGGCTGATAAACTACGACAGAAGCTATTGCGCGACATTAGAATATTCAAGCGGTTAGGCGGTAAAGTGTATTTTGCTGCTGTTGGTGAGAGTGCTTTACCAGATAGGCCGTTGACATATAAAGAACTATCAAAGAGAGAGCGTGAAGCACGCTTGGGAGCACGATAATGATTAAACAGGTATTAACATACTTTGAAGGGCATAGAGTGAGAGTAAGAGTTGATATTGACACGGTGACAGATCAGCACACTATACTGACGATTGAGATTGACGATAGAGACATGACACACTCTACATTGATTAATCAAGACACCATCAACAAGATTGCAAGGAGTTAAGACATGCGAAGAAAAGTACCTTTTGATTTTACGACATACACTGTAAACATGGACAGTTTAGGACTATGGCCTAAATCTATGGAAGTCAGTTATCGCTGGATCGATGACAGTGACTGTGATGGTGATATTTATTACATTGAAATAGATAGGATAGTTATTGATGGTTTACTGATGAATGATTGGGTTAACGACGATTGTTATGATCAGATCATACAAGACCTGGAAGCATACTGGGAAGAGGTGAGCAATGAGTGAATGGCAACGAGTGCTGTGGGACGATGAAGGTTATGTCATTGCACCAGCAGTGATTGCAGACTCTTGGGCATTAAAGACATGCTTGGTTAGATTTGTTAACCTTGATAACTCTGTTAACTTGGGTGTTACCAGTAGGAACAGACTCGATGGTGAAGAGACTTATTATAAAGCTGTTTATGTTGCAGAGATAACCTACCCACCTTTCGATGGATCAAAACATGGAT